TCCATGAACTCGAAGTTCAACTGGGACATCATCTTGAACTCTTGCCTGGCCGAGACGTGCATGCGCTTGTGGATCCCGCTGAACACCTTCGAGCCCTGCTCGATCAGCGCCAGGGTCGTGCCCACTGGACCTCTGTTCGAGGCATCACCAACCATGTTCTCAGTGGTGGTGGCGAATCGTCGGCCTTCATCGACGAGTGTCTGTACCAGGTTAGCCAGTGCAGTCGATGGCTCCTTGACCGGCAGGTTGAAGAATGCCTTCTCCAGCTCGTCGGCGGACATATCGACATCGATCCACTCGCCTGGTGTAAAACGTATCTCCCCAGCAATCTTGGCTTCTTTGCTCTTGAAGCCACCCTGTAAGTTTGCCACTGCTGCACTGTCGAGCAGGGCACGGATGCCACCGCTGACAGCTTTTGCTAGTGAGCCAATTATGTGTAGCAGGCCAAAGCCATAGAAACCAAGGCCAGGGAGATACTTGTAATGGGTGAACCAGATGCGCTTCTTCATCAGCTCATCGTCGTGCTTCCAGTTGCGACGAACTGACATCACCTCACGAGACTCGGCCTCGACCGTGACCACGTATGGAGGTGCAATGTCGGAGTCCTCATCCCACGGCATGTGGTAATCGATGTGGTACTCCAGCATCGTGTAAATCGTGTCGTCGTAGTGCTGCTGTGGCGAGCGATCGTCAGCCACGTCCTCCAGGTCGTACCTGGAGAAGCTGGTGTTCTTGTCTACCAGGATCTGCGGTGTCGGTAACAGCCTGGCATCTTCAATGAATGATCCCGCCGCCTGGGCCCGAAATACATCATTCTCCGGCATCTCGTACTTGTGACAGTACCGAGGAGCATTCGCCAAAGTCCTGGCATGGTACGGGACGATGAAGTCCTCAGCAGTCACGAACCGAGATGTTGTCATGCCGGTGATCGGATCGATGTAGACCTTCTTGAATGCAGATCCTGAAAGGGGCAAATAAAACAGCATCTGATCTGTGGACCAGAAGTATTCCTCGTCGGCTTCAGTGAGCTGATAGTTCATGTAGTCAGCGAGTCGTTCTCCCTGTGCCACTTTTTCGTCGGTCGCCTCGCCCATGATGTACGGTTTCACCGGGCCCTGGGGCGGGAAGAATTCCTCAATCGCTCGTGCCTGGAACTGCGTTACAGCTTCAGCGATGAGTGGATGCTGCACGGTGGCCGCACCCTTGAAAGGAACATCCGAAGCTGGCTCGTCAGTCAGGCCCATCAGCCTGAGACCATCGGTCAGTCGATCAAAATGTTCTTCGCGGACCTGCTCATCGATCTCGTAATATTCGATCAGCTCGTCCGCGATTGTGATTCGTTCCTGGGGAGACAGTTCTTCAGCCAGGTTGTCGTTCCATCCCTCTGGCGATTCTGCATTGTGATCGACATCAGCGTACTCAGAGATCTCGCCCTTCGGTATGACAGAGATCGTGCCATCGTCGTTGTGCCGGATGATGTTCTTCTCGGTGACCTGCTCAGTCTCCGTGAAGGTCGGCATCGGCTTCATTGTCGATAAAAGATCTGCTCTGGCTGCCATGAATTATTCCTCTGGCGTTTCTGGTTTTGCCTTTCGCTTTCGCGGTTTTATTGGCTGTTGTTTATCAGCATTCAACTTTTCACGAAGGCTCGATACCGTGTCGGATACCGAACCGAGATACGCTGTCTTGTCAATCGATTCTAAAGCTGTTCGCATTTCTACTTCCGTGAGTATCAATGCGTATGTATTCTCCTTCGCCATGCTCCTCTCTCCTATTAAGCAGTAATCAATCCCAGTGCAACCAAAGCTGCGTGAACTCCACTAGCGGTCACTGCTACTCCAGTCTGTAGAATAATCGGTGTCGTTACATAGAAGCCGACTGCTCGTGCGGCTCCGATGTTTCTCGCCCGAATGCAACCAAGACCACCAGCAATCATCGAGAGACCATTAACAGCATCTCGGCCAATACCAGTGTCATCATCGGCCCGGTTCGGTACGATTGTAGGATTACTAGAGGATGCTCCTTCATCAAGAAGTGCCGGACCAGAGCTTGTATTAGCATTCCAATCCCCTCTAAAGACGCTATCTCCGGAGGTAAGTCGTACTCTGTTTGACGCACCAGCAATCAGATCGAGAACATCACTTCCTCCATAACCAATACCCGTATCGGGATCTTCATGATTTGGAACAACTGATGGATTATTGAAAGTTCCTGCTTCATTTAGAAGGGCTGGAGTTCCGGCACCAACTCCATGAATGCCCAGTGCATCATTAACCAGAAACCGATTATTAGCTCCGATCCGAAGGATAATATCTCCATCGGCTCCAGCACCAGCACCTGCGCCACTTGCAATTACGGTATCGCCGCCAGCACCATTGGTTGCGTTTGAAGCGCCACCGACAACTTCTGCATTGCCTCCATCACCAGTTGCACCTGATCCTGAGCCGCCACCGAGCAGATTGGCTTGTCCACCATTACCAGTGCCGATACCAAGACCACCATCAACGCGAACTAATCCGCCACCGAAGTTTGTACCGAATCCGGCTCCACCTGCGATTATCGCAGCTCCACCTGTTCCACCACCAGTTGCGACTCCGCCTATAACCTTTGCGTCACCGGGCTGAGTTTCGCTCTCGCCGCCGATGATCATCGCGTCACCACCGTCGCCTGATCCGCCGCCTTGGCCTCCGCCCCACATGATAGCGTCACCACCAGTTGATCCGGCGGTTGATCCACTAGCATATCCGCCCCAAAGTTCTAAGTTTCCTGCTGGCCCTGCACCAGAGCGTCCGATACCGTATATCGATACGAGACCGGGAATAGGGACTTGCAATCCGGCAGCAGCATTGAGACCAGTTAGAGTGTTAAGGAAGAAGTTTCCGCTCGCGCCAGGACCAGCGGCTCCGCCTGAGCCAACTTCCACGAGGATGTCGCCACCAGCACCCTGGAAGAAACCATCACCTGACTTGATGCTTACGATGCCACCGTCACCAGTCGTTGCGACTGATGAACCTGCCAGGATATTTACATCACCACCGTCACCTGTTGCGGCAACACCTGAATCACCTGCGGACAGGCCCAGGTCGCCACCGTTAGCAGCAGGATCAGTACCGGCACGAAGAAAAGCATCGCCAAGGGCTGAAATTCTGGCTAGTTCAACACCACCAGCAACGAGACCAAGCGTGTTGACTGCTGGCCTGTAAAGGCCGGTATCTTCATCGCCCAGGAAAGCAAGTTCAGGCGCACCTACAACACCGAACGCTTGGAGAATGAGTGGAGAATCTGGTACTCCACCACCACCACCAGCGGAATCGCTGGTGAGTCCTTCGAGACCTAAGCCGCTAATGCCCATAGTCATACCCTCTACTTCGTTGGCGGCGAAGTTGATGAGATTCTATCTGGTCCCTATCGTGCTGTCACTTCTTCCTGTTGTTGCGTCGAGACTGCTTCGCGATCTTTCGGTGCTTGCGTCGTTTCTGTTTGTTTTTCTCAAGCCAGGCGGCATTGGTGATGCCACCTGACCTGGTTTGATTCCTCGCCTTGTTACTGCCCTGATGGGCCATCAACAAGTGATCGGATCTTTATCGAACAACCCTGTCTGCGGTAATCCGCAGTCGCTACGTGGTGGCCCGGTGCCAGGCTTGCAGTAGAACGTCACCTCGTTCGGTGGCTCACCGCAGATGTAGGCATCAGCTTTTTGTTTCGCGCAGGCTTGCAGTGTCGTGGCTACGAGCATCACCGAGAACATGGCGATGATCGTCGGCGTTGATCTACCGAGCTTACCCTTGATCCAGTTATAGACTTTGCTAATAAAGCTGCAAATACTTGGCCGATTACAAGCCATGCTAAGGCCAATCAGAATACCGATCAGAATCCAGACAATGAACATGGTCTCCTCCTTGGGCGGCGAGTGAAGTCTACCTCAATCCTAATCGTGATACTGCCCGAAGTAGCGATGATTGATGAAGCTGTTCAACCACCGTTGCAACCACAGAACCTGCTCTCGCGTCATGTCTGACCAGGTAGCCCACAGATACTGACCATCCTGGGCATCGTCTTCGTCCATTGCATCAGCACAGATCACGATCACATGCTTGAGCTTGCCACGCTCTGCGTCTGCCAGGCAGTCCCGAAGTATTCGCACTGCATCAAACTTCCCTGCTTCCAGCTCATGAACATTCTTGACGCTACGCTCCATAGAATTTCCTCGGTTGGCTAAACAGTTTCATTTCGTCCATCTTCTCGTCGTCGTCGAGTTCCATCAGGCCCAGGCGACGGATGTAACCAAGCAGCATGACGATGCAATCCACCAGGTCATCATGCTCACCGACCGGGAACGTCGCGCATTGATTGATCACCTCGTAAGCCCAGTTCCTGGGGATGTACCACAGCCGACCTTCCTTCAGCACCTGGGCAACCATGTGCGCTCTGAACACTTTGTCTTTCGTTCCTGGATTCACTCCCCAGATGGAAACGCCAGCTCGACGCATCTCCTGGATCAGTGAATGACCACTGGCCTTCTTCTCGATCAGCGTTCGATCAGGGGCCCACTGAACATTGTGGGCTATTGCTTCGCTCTTGAGATCAGGGAACTCCACTCGATCGTTGAACCGCTCCAGCAGCAGTGCATGAACCTCGGTGTCGATCTCCCGGCCTGACGGTGAATACTCGAACAGCCCAGCAGTGATCCTGGCAGAGCAGTCGTTCTCCTCATCCTCCTCGAATGCCGTGTCGTAAAACGAGATGACCTCGACGAAATCTGGGTACGGCATCGGCTTACCAGCTTCCGGATGATCCTGGGGATAGCACCACTGCTGCCACCACTTCTTCTTCAGGATCAGGCCACCACCAGATGTCGGATCCTGGTTGAACTGGGCGCTGTAATCCCTCACGGACATTGCCTTGGTCTCGGCCTTCTTCTCCTCCTCACCAAAGCGTTGTGGATTCAGCAGCTCGCCTTTCTTCTCCCTGGGATCCTCGAACAGTGGGCCTTTCTTGGTCTGATGCCCGATGCCCTTATTGAAGAACGTGATGCACTTCCTGGCTGGATCGAACTCCATCGGCAGCATCAGCACTTCCCATCGCTCGTCTTCGCTGCTCAGGATGTGACCAAACAGATCAGCGTCGTGCGACCGCTGCCCAATCAGTACCTTCTGGCCTGTGGTTGGGTCGTTAAGGCGTGATCTCAGGCTATTGTCCCAGGTCGAAAGGGTGTTGTACCGGATCGCCTCTGAGTACACGTCCTTCATGTTGTGAGGATCATCGATGC